TTCTAGCGAGTGGCCAAAAATTAGCCTTACTCGATCACTCGGCAAGGCGCACCAACCCCTACCCCGCCTCAAGCACCTGTAAGGCTTAGGCTAGCCGTTAGGATAAGGCTAAGGCTAAGGGTTGACCTGAAAACATGCCATTGATGACGCAGGCGCAGTATGCCAGACACAGGGGCTGTAGTGCTCCAACGGTGAAAGAGGCCAGGCAAATCAGAATCAAGCCGGCGGTGATCCCCCAGGAAGATGGCTCATTTCTGATTGATTCTGAGATTGCCGACGGCCTTTGGGATGCAGTCAAGGTTCGCAATAGCCACAAAAAAAGTTCCCCCGAACCTGGCGTATCTATTGCGCCTTCAACTGGGCCTGATCAATTACCCAGTGACAGCGAACTAAAAAGCCTGATCATGGGCCTGCCAGAAGACGAGATCCAGGCGTCCGATGTCAGCATGAAGCGCAAGCTGCACTACGACGCCGAGAGGGCGCGTGTCGGAGCATTAAGAGATCGAAACGAGGTGGTTACTGAAGTAGATGTCCGCACCAGGGCCGCCAAGCTCGCTCGCCAGGTGCGGGACCTGCTGCTGATCATCCCAAGCCGCAATGCTGCCAGGCTGTCTGCGATGAGTAACCCCGAGGAAGTGCGGGCCCTGCTCGAAGAGGAGATTGAGAACGCCCTCAAGGGGCTTAAGCAACATGCCTGACGGCGGCCAGATTTACGAGGATGCGTTCATCGAGGCTATTCAGCCGCCGCTGCATCTCAGTGTCAGCGAGTGGGCCGACGCCGAACGGCAGCTAACACGCCGCAGCAGCTCAGAGCCTGGGCAGTGGCGGACCGATCGGGTGCCCTTTCTGCGGGAACCTATGGACCTGTTGAGCCCCAGGGAGAAGAAGATCAGAAGGGTGATCCTGATCTTTGGCAGCCAGTCAGGGGCCAAAACCGAATGCGGGTTGAACTGGCTGGGCCGAACCATTGCGATGGATCCAGCTCCATTCCTGATTCTGTTCCCAACCGAGAGCTTTGCTAAGCGGCAGGTAAGGCAGCGTCTGGACCCGTTGTTTAAGGACACCCCGGCCGTAGCAGCGAAGACCATCAGCAGCAAGTCCAGGGACGCGGCCAACGCCATGTTCCTCAAGGAGTTCCAGGGGGACATGCTGCTGTCAATTATTGGCGGCAACAGCGGCAGCGCTGCCCAGGGGATGCCGGCCCAGAACTTATGGGTTGATGAGGCGTCAAGCCTGCCCCTGGAGATTGACGACAAGGGCGACCCGATCGAAAACGCTGAGGCTAGGCAGACAAATTTTCCCGACCGCAAAACCTTGATCACCAGCACCCCCGGCACTAGGGGGGCGTGCCGGATTACCTGGGAGTTTGAGAACCGCAGCGACCGCCGCCGCTATGCGGCTTTCATGCCCTGCTGTGAGGCCAATGAGGTGATCCGCTGGGAACACATGGTCTGGGACAAAAAGGATGGTGAGGTTTGGTGCAAGTGCCCGGCGTGCGGTGAGCGGTTGGCGCAGCATTGCAAAGTTGCGATGCTTGCCAGGGGGGCGTGGAGATCTACCGCCAAGGGCGATGGCGAAACAGCAGGGTTTCACCTGCCTGGCTGGTATGCCCCATATGGGTGGCTGAGCTGGGAAAAAATCCGAGATGAGTTTCTGCGCGCCAAGAATGACACCATGCTCCTGAAGGGCTGGGTCAACAAGCGGGCAGCCGAAGCTTGGGAGGATCCTGCAACGGCAAAGGTGAGCCCCGATGGCCTGATGCAGCGTGCCGCAGCAAACCCGTACCCGAGGGGGTTCTGTCCAGATGGCGTGTTGCTGTTACTGGCTGCGGTTGACGTACAAGACACCTGGCTAGAGATCAAGGTCAAGGGCTTTGGCCTGGGCGAGGAAAGCTGGCTGATATGGCACGAAAAAGTATATGGAAATCCAGCAGAAGATAAAGTATGGAAGCAGATCGACGTGATTCGAAAGACTATATTTAATCATGCAAACGGCAGCACTATGACCGTTCACAAGACAGCGGTTGACACTGGGGGGCATTTTACGCATGAAGCCTATGACTACTGCCGCCAAAGGGTCAATGAGGGAGTGGTAGCAGTCAAAGGCGGCAGCGACAAGAAAGCAAAAACCCTTGGCGATGGCACAAAACAAGATGTAAATTTACGCGGTCGCAAGATAAAAAAAGGGGTTACTCTTTATATGATAAACACGCACACGTTAAAGCGAACTATTTACGGAAGGTTAAACATTGAGCAACCAGGGCCGGGATTTATGCACTTTGGGCAAAATGCAAATGATCAATACTTTAAGGGTTTAACTTGCGAAAAACTTGTAACCACAATTGACGGCAGAGGGTTTGAGCAATCTGAATGGCGAAACGAGAAGGGGGCCCGAAACGAGCCGTTGGATTTGGAGGTCTACATCTTGGCGATGTTGGAGCTGATGAAACGCAACTACGCAGCTGGCACCATGTGGGCCCAGCTCGCCCGCACCCTGGGCACCCAGGCGCCGGGGGTGAAAGGGGGAGTGGTGGCACCCCCAGCCCGAACCTCCCAGCGGTCGGGCTGGCTAAAGGGCTCCAGCACAAGCGGCCCGGACAGGCGCAAAGGTTGGCTAAAGAGGTAAGATGGGGCCATGGCCTATACCCTGACCCAATTGCAAGAGCTACGGAACGCAATTGCGGAGGGGGTTTTAAGCGTTCGCTTTAGCGACGGACGGCAGTTGACCTACCGAAGCCTTGACGAAATGCGTCGCATCGAAGCTGGAATGGCGGCAGAGCTGGAAGGCAGCTCCATGCCCCGTTTGCGGCGCACTTACTTCAGAATGTCTCGGCCAACCTGATGGGCAAGGGTAAGAGCAAAAGCAAGGGCAAGCGGCTCCGGGATGACCGGGAATTCGCCCGTCGCACCATGGCCCGGTTTGAGGCCGCAGAGGACACCCGGCGAACCTCTGGCTGGCGGACAAACAACAGCGGCCCCAATAGCGATCTGCGTCAGGCGTACTACTGGCTGGTCAAACGGCACCAAGATCTTGCTGATAACGATGCCTACGCTTCCAGAGCGATTGGCGTGATTGTCAATAATTGGATTGGCGATGGGGTTATGAGCACCCCCATGAGTGCAACTAAAAAATATAAATCAGTTTGGAACACTTGGGCGGAATCACGGCATAGCGATTTTTACGGCATTCATGATTGGTACGGCAATCAATCCGTTGGGGCCAGAACTACAGCGGTACGTGGCGCCGTGCTAGTGCGAAAACGTATATATCCCGAACTGTTTGAGCGCTACGGAATAGTGCCTTTGCAAGTGCAAATGCTTGAGCCTGATTGGCTAGATTTTAATAAAGACAATTCTCATGACATATTATTTGGCCAGCAGTTTGATAGTTCAGGTCGTTTGATGGGTTATTGGATTAGAGATAGTCACCCTGGCGAAACGTCGTTAGGGATTGGTGTCAGGGTCCAAAGTACCTTTGTTCCGAAAGAAGAAATTAGTTTACATTTTGATTGCAGGCGAGCTGGCCAGAGAATGGGGCTTCCGTTTGGCACGGCAGCAATTTTGACCTTGCGGGATATGGGCGACATTAGGGCGGCCCAGCAGATGAAAGATAAAATTTCAGCTTGCTTTTTTGGGGTTAGCTACGACTCTGATGTTAATGCAGATAAACTCCTTGATGAAGATGGTAACCAAATAATCGGAGTTAATTTTGATGAAATTGAGCCTGGCGCAATTGAGCATCTCCCACCGGGTCGAGACTTTAAAGCATTCACCCCGCCAAGCTCCGGCGATTTTGTTAGCACCCATCGTGAGTACGCCCATGCTGTAGCAGCGGCCTATGAGATTACTTACGAATCAATGACGGGTGATTTATCAAGCGTCAACTATTCGAGCTATAGGGGCGGATGGCTTGAGTTCAGTAGGCGGATTGCTTATCTGCGGGGAAAGGTTTGCATTCCCGGAATGCTGGCGCCGGTGTGTGAGTGGCACGACGAGCTGGCCCGAATGGTTGGCCTGCTGAAAGGGCCAATGAAATGGGCTCACACTCCGCCGCGTCGGGAAATGATCGACCCAACCAAGGAAATCCCAGCGCTGATTTTGGCGGTGAGGGCTGGGTTTATGAGCCTGTCAGAAGTACAGCTGTCATTTGGGTATGTACCAGAGGAAGTAATTGAAGAGCTGAGCAGAGATCTTCAACGGGCCAGGGATGCCAGTTTGATCCTGAGCACAGATGCCGCATTGGTTTCCAACGCTGGCGTAACGCAGGCCCGTCCGGCAGGATCTGCATTCACCAGCTCCGCACCTGACCCTGGCGCAGAAGAGGCCAGCAGCGAGCCGCCGGATTGATGGCGCTGACCGCTTAAACTACTCTCAGCATTCGAGCATCAATGGCCCCAGGAGTAACCGTTAAAGCCGCCGCCACT